GCGCCGGGAGATGTTGATGCTCCTACTATGTCTTCAGGTACTTCATTCAAGCTAAGAAACGCTACTGGAGGAGAGCCTTGCGCAGACAATAATGCTACTATTACTGATCAGGCTGGAGGTCACGGGTACGTTGTGTTATATTATTAATTACTGACTAAAGTTTATAAATAGTATAAATAGAATAAAGAATTTAGAGGATTAATCATGGCAAACAGAGTTCCATTAGTCGTAGCAAGTCAAAAACTAAGAGAAATAGCTAATGGTGATACGTTAGATATTAGAGGTAATCGCCTTAAACTTGATAGTAGCGCTATCGAGTTAGGTAGTATAATTCTCAGAGATTCTGGTGGCGCTCTGGCAGCTTTTACGGCTGCAGACTCAACTGTAGCAGCTAGTATAGCAGGCACTAATTTAGTTGACGACACTACTCCACAACTTGGTGGTAATTTAGATTTAAATAGTAGAAATATTACTGGAACTGGCGATATTAATACTACTGGTAGTCTAACTATCAGCGGAAACTTGACTGTTAATGGTACGACGACTACTATTAACTCTACAACTTTAACAGTTGACGATAAAAACATAGTATTATCATCTGGGGGAAGCGCGGCTGCTGCTAATGGTGCTGGTATTACTATTGACGGCGTCAGCGCGACGATGCTTTATAATACTACTTCTCACAGATTTGATTTTAACAGAGGCATTACTTCAACAGATTCTTCAGTCCTTGGTGGTAACGGAACTTCAAGTGGAGTCACGGTTGACGATGGTTCTGTTGTAATTAGAACTGGTACTGGATCTGTAGCTTATATTGATCTGTATTGCGAAACTTCAAACGCGCACAGAGTAAGAGTACAATCGCCAGCGCACTCACAATATTCTGGAAACATAACAGTTAAACTTCCTAACGTAACTGGAACGGCTGCCATAGTTGGAACAGCTAGCTCAGATATCTTATTAATTAAAGATTCAGGCGGATCTACTGTAAAAACAATAAAAGGAGCGGGTAACTCCGCGTTATAACGTATGGCAAATCCTACTTCAAGAGATACACTGATAGACTATTGTAAGCGCAGATTAGGCGAGCCTGTTATCGAGGTAAACGTCGATGAAGATCAAGTAGAAGATAGAGTAGACGAGGCTCTTCAATACTATCAAGAATATCATTCTGATGCTACGGTAAGAACATATTTAAAACATCAAATTACAGCAACTGACGTATCTAACGAGTATATTCCAGTTTCTTCTGATATCTTATTCGTGTCTAAGATGTTTCCTCTAGAAAGTTCGTTTAATCAGTCACGTAACTTTTTTGATATCAAGTATCAGATGATGCTTAATGATATAGCTGATCTTATGAACTTTGCGGGAGACCTAGCTTATTACGAGCAGATGCAACAGTACCTGTCATTATTAGATATGAAACTTAATGGAGTACCACAAGTACAATTTTCTAGAAGACAAAACCGTCTTTATATCTTTGGCGACTTTGCAGATGGCGACATTAAAGAAGGTGACTACATCGTGGCAGAAGTTTATACGATAGTAAATCCAACAACTCATACTTCTGTTTTTAACGACATGTTCGTTAAAGAATATACTACCGCTTTAATAAAACAACAGTGGGGCACCAACTTAATTAAGTTCGAAGGAATGCAATTACCCGGAGGAGTCATACTAAACGGAAGGCAAATTTATGATGATGCTACTGGAGAAATCCAGACTCTTAGAGAAAACTTAAGATTGGAGCAAGAACTTCCACCAGACTTTTTTGTAGGATGATATGGCAAAAAACTTATATATCTCCGACAAAGTCAAGTCGGAACAAGAATTATATGAAAATATAGTCATAGAATCTTTAAAGATCTATGGCCAAGACGTTTACTATATTCCACGCGATCTAGTAAACGAAGACACCATACTAGGTGACGATCCAGTATCGTCGTTTAACTCAGCATATAAAGTAGAAATGTATATAGAAAACGTCGAAGGATTTGACGGTGAAGGAGATCTATTTACAAGATTTGGCGTTGAAATACGAGACGAAGCTACTTTTATAGTGGCTAGAAGAAGATGGTCTGATACCGTAGCTCGTTACGATAATGAAATTACAGTATTAAGACCTAAAGAGGGAGACTTGATTTATTTAGAACTGTCAAAGTCTCTGTTTCAAATTATGCACGTCGAACACGAACAGCCTTTTTATCAGCTAAGTAACTTACCTGTATTTAAATTAAGATGTCAGTTATTCGAGTATACTGGAGAAGATTTAGATACTGGTATTGAGACAATAGATGATATAGAAACTAAGTACGCTTATACTTACGTACTTACTCTTTCTAATACTAGAGATAGTGCTGAAGCCACTGCAACGACTGATAGTTCCGGAAGCATAACAGCTCTGAGCTTAACAGATAGCGGTAGTAACTACTTTACAGCACCAACCGTAACTATTACTGATTCTGGTGGTGTTGGTACTTTAGCTACAGCCACAGCGACTGTTGATAGTAATAGCGGTGAACTTACGGCTATTACAATTACAAACGCTGGTTCAGGCTACGTTCTTCCAAGAGTCACGTTCTCTTCTCCAGCTATAACTGGTTTTACAAAAGGAGAGGTCGTAACGAGTCCGTCTGGAACAACTACGATGAGAGGCGAAGTTGCTAAGTACTCAGATTCGGATAATAAGCTTCACTTGATTCATGTTGGAGCCGATGATGGTAAGTTTCATAACTTTGTACCTACTAAGAAAGTTATCGGACTTACGAGTGGAGCTGGTGGCGTGATCACGTTAGTATCACAAGACAATAAACTTTCGCAAAATGAACAAAATACAGAATTTAGTAGTGGAGCAGATTTCATAGACTTTACAGAATCTAATCCATTTGGAGACGTGAGTAATAACTAATGTTTGGAACTTATTTTTATCACTCAAAAACTAAAAAAGCAGTCGCATTATTTGGAAGACTGTTCAATAACATATACGTGATTCGTAAAAATTCAAGTGGCGCAGTTATAAGTCAAGTTAAAGTTCCTCTTTCATACGCTCCAAAAAATAAATTTTTAGAAAGAATTAGAGAGAATCCCGACTTAAATACTGATACTCAGGTTGCAATTAAATTACCAAGAATGTCTTTTGAAATTACTTCTATAGCATATGACGCAGCTAGGCAGTTGGCAAAGGTAGGAAACTTTAACACTTTAGCGTCCGATGGCTCTACTAGTAAGAGACAAAAATTTTTTAATCCTGTTCCATACTCGATTAACTTTCAGTTAAATGCTTACGCTAAGTCTCAAGACGACGCATTACAAATAGTAGAACAAATATTGCCGACATTTAATCCGCAATATGCTTTAACAATAAAACCATTTACTACAGAATTTCCAGATTTTAAAGAAGACATACAAGTTATAATACAAGGTGTATCTTTTTCTGATGACTTTGAAGGAGCAATGGAGCAAAGAAGAACGATTATATACAGTTTGGACTTTGAGATGAAGCTAAGTTATCATGGTCCAATTGCAGATAACAGTATCATTCGTCAAGCAGATGCCAAATTTTTTGACATTAGTGCTGGATTGAATGATTCTGATATAGGATTAGAAACAATAAGAGTCACACCTAATCCGACTTCTACGATAGGTTTGGAAGATAGTGACTTTGGATTTACAACAACAATTTTAGATAGTGCGAGTTAAATATGTATCATTACCCTTGTAAAATAATAAAAGTAGTTGATGGTGACACCGTTGACGTAGATATTGATTTAGGTTTTGGAGTATGGATGAGAAACCAAAGAATACGTATGTACGGAATAGACGCACCAGAGTCTAGAACATCAAATCAAACTGAAAAAAAATATGGTTTAGCATCCAAAAGATTTTTAGAAGACATGTGCGATGACAAGAATGGTTTAGTTCTTAGAACGCATAAAGACAAAAAAGGCAAGTTTGGAAGAATACTTGGAGAACTTTGGAGAACTACCAATTACGCAGATCAGTCTATAAACGAATATATGTTAGAAAAATATCATGCTGTAAGATATATGGGTCAGTCTAAAGATGAAATCAGAGACGAGCATATAAAAAACAGATTGAAAGTTACATTAAATGAAGAACAAAAGTGATATAGAAAAGTTTCTTCCGCCAGAAGAAAAAAATATCGACAACGATTACAAATATTCTCGAGACACTTACTACGAACTCGTAGAAAAAGGTAAAGAAAGTCTTGAGCTCATGATTGAAGTGGCTAGGGAAAGTGAACACCCTAGAGCTTTTGAAGTACTATCAGGAATGATTAAGAATATTTCTGATGTTAACGATAGATTAATGGACCTAAATAAAAAGAAAAAAGATTTA